GTATCTGCAACAGCAAGTATTCAAATCTTGTCAATTACTGCTGGAGGTGCTATACAAACTGTATCTACTACCGGTGTTCCTATTAGTGCGCCTACTAAAAACTTTATTAGTGCTCTTACACTTAATGCAGTTACTACTGCAGAAATTGCCAGTGGGAACACATCAATACAATACGGTGCTATTTCGACTATTGAAGTAACCTTTACAACAGCACACGGATTTGTTCCGGGCAGCACTATAATTGTTCAAATTACCAGTTCTGGTACTAATGCACAATTGGCGGCAGGCGCATATTTTGTTGAGCAAGTACCGACAACTACATCGTTTAGATATACTTCTAGATCAATTGGCGCAATACAGAACACTCTGGTTGGTAACGTATATGCTCGTCCGGATAGTTTCTTCTTACATAGACCGTTTGACGGCGGAGTACAATTAGGTACTGGTGGCTCAGCACACGGTGCTCAAGCAATTCGTATGAGTAAGAAATACATTCGTTATCAGTCTGGTAAAGGTGTTATGTATAATACTGGCGCATTATTTGCTCCTAGTTATGATATACAAACTATTACTGCTACAGGAACTACAATAGGTAGTGTGATTACTATTAATACTGATGATACTGATCATGGATGTCAAGTTGGTGCGCAAGTTACTATCAGTGGGGTAATTACTTCAGGTTACAACGGAATATATAGCGTGTCTGATGTTATTACTGAGCGTCAATTCTCAGTTATTGCGTACCAAACACTAGGAAATACATCGCCAATATTAGATAGCCCTTGTCAAATGACTGTTAGGCAGTGGCACGGTTCTACAGTACGTGCAGGTATTTTTGACGACCAGAATGGCATGTTCTATCAATATGATGGTAGAACTCTAGCAGTTGTAAGAAGATCAAGCACTTTCCAAGTTGCCGGAGTTATTGCAATACCTGCAAATTCAAACTTAGTCACTGGAACTAACACTAGATTTAGTCAACAGCTAGTCGCTGGTGATAGAATTGTTATTAGAGGTATGAGTCATATTGTCACACAAATTATTAGCGATACTAGTTTAACTGTTGCTCCTGATTTCCGTGGAGTAGCAGACGTATCTAATGTTAAAGTCTGTAAAACCGTTGATCTCATTGTCCCTCAAGAAAGTTGGAATAACGATCCTTGCAATGGATCAGGACCCAGTGGTTATAACATTGATATTGGTAAGATGCAGATGATTGGTATTCAGCATACTTGGTACGGTGCTGGATTTATTGACTTTATGTTACGTGGTCCAGATGGTAACTATGTATTTGCGCATCGTTTCCGTAACAGCAATGTAAACACAGAAGCTTATATGCGTACTGGTAACCAACCTGTTCGTTACGAAGTTGTTAACGAAGGTGCAAAAGATTCATTGTTGTCCGGCATGGATAGTACACAAACTACTATACCATTAAAGAATTCATATTATTTTCCAACGGCAGGTACAGTATTAATTGATGCTGAGATGATTCGATATACTGGTAATACAGGTTCGGCATTAACAGGATGTACTCGTAGTTCATCCTTAACTCAGTTTGTAGCTGGATCTCAACGTACTTTTACCGGTGGGGCAGCAGCTACTCATGCTGCCGGAAGCGGTGTAGTACTGATATCAAATACAATTACTCCTATTATTAGCCATTGGGGTAGTGCGTTTATGATCGATGGACAATTTGACAGTGATCGTGGATACATCTTTAACTATGCAGCGACAGGATTTACTGTTAGCGTTGATAAAACTACAGCATTCTTAATTCGATTGTCTCCAAGTGTAAGTAATGCTCAAACTGGTGATCTTGGTGAAAGAGAATTATTGAACCGTGCGCAATTACTATTAAGCTCAATTGCAGTAACTAGTGATCCCGTATCATCACCTGATCCGTTTGTTGGACCTCCTTGGATAAATGGCGGTACTGCCACTAGTGGTCAATATTATTTTTATACAAGTAGTGGTGTAAAAAATTGGTACTTAGCAACAGGAAGCGGCACATTCAGTTCAACTGCTCCTATATTTACTAGCGGATCGGGCTCAAGTGGAACATATGGTGTTGGTCTAACATACTCTGGATCAACACCAAACAATAGCGGTGCAATTGTTGTTGAAGGTGTGTTAAATCCTATTAATTATCCTACAGATCCTACTAAGATTACATGGTCTGGATTAAGCAGCCAAGCGTCTGGAGGTCAGCCTAGCTTTGCGCAAATTGCATCTGGAGGTTCTGTAACTTGGGGTGGAAATACCTATACAGCAACAGCAACAGTACAGGGTGCGTTTACTACCACACTAATAGCAAAGAGTTTTGCCGCAGTTACAACTTCATTTGCCGCAGTGGCTTTTAGTGCTGTTAATCAAATAGCCACCGCGCCTGCAATAACTAGTTTGCAAAATGCTACTTATCAAATTGCATTTAGCACTGCAAGAAACGATTTCTTAATTTCTCAAAGTTCGTTAAACACGCTTAACTCGCAGACGCCATTAACTGCCGGAGATACTATTACAGTAACAACATATGTTACTGGTGGTCAAAAAATATCTAGCATCACACAAAATTATATTACTATTAACAGTGTATTATATGCTAGAATTATAATGACTGCAAACGCAAATGCAACTAGTCCTACTAACACATCAGCCAGTGTAACTATCACCAGTTCAGTGGCTGCAACATATAATACTGCGATTAGTACTTCTAGAACTGACTTCTTAATTACACAGGTACAATATGCGTCAACTACTGCACTAATATCAGATGTGTTATCTGCTGCTACTTACTTAACTGGCGGACAAACAATATCAAGTTTTACTGGTAACTATACAACTATTGCCGGTGTTGCATATGCAAGGGTAATCATGAGTAACTTTGGTACTGCTACCAGTGTGGCCGGTACTGGAAACAATGTAGCGGTGACCATTACATCTGCTGCAACTGCTAGATATGGATCAGCATTAAGCACTGCTAGAACTGATTTCTTAATTAGAAATGATGCTACTGACAGAAGTAATATTGCAGTTGGTGATATATTAAGTTTAGCTACCTACTTAACTGGCGGACAAACTATCCTTAGTATTACTCCGTCATACATAACAATAGCCAGTATTCCCTATACTAGAATTGTAATGTCAGCGGTTGCGAATGCAACTAGTACTACTGGTGCCAGTAATGATCAGTCAGTACTTACAACTGCCGCTGGTAGCGGATCAAGTTATACATCGTTGAGCTATTTGTTCTTCACAGGTGCTAGTTGGTTATCAGCAGGTGCAGTAAACGGTACTAAAGTAGCCAGTGATCAAACTGTATTCCCAGCTGGTACATCTGTTAACGGTATTTCATTAAGAACATTTGGAGCAACTACAGTATATCGTGTATCATTTACGCAATCATCGTCTGGGGTAATTGCAGCGGCCGCAACACTGAAGTTCCAATTTGGTGCTCCTTATGCATTACCAGGGGAGCAGGTATTCTCCTTTATTAGTAATCCCGGAGAATCTAATCGATTAGAGTTAGAAACGTTGAAAGAACTTACATCAACAGCGATCGGTGGACGTGGTACATTCCCTAATGGTCCGGACGTATTGGCCATTAACGTGTATAAGGTTGCTGGAGCGTCAACAGCGTCTAACGTTATCTTACGTTGGGGTGAAGCGCAGGCATAGCAAAAAAGGCCCAATTGGGCCTTTTTTGCTATGCCTGCGCTTCACCCCAACGTAAGATAACGTTAGACGCTGTTGACGCTCCAGCAACCTTATACACGTTAATGGCCAATACGTCCGGACCATTAGGGAATGTACCACGTCCACCGATCGCTGTTGATGTAAGTTCTTTCAACGTTTCTAACTCTAATCGATTAGATTCTCCGGGATTACTAATAAAGGAGAATACCTGCTCCCCTGGTAATGCATAAGGAGCACCAAATTGGAACTTCAGTGTTGCGGCCGCTGCAATTACCCCAGACGATGATTGCGTAAATGATACACGATATACTGTAGTTGCTCCAAATGTTCTTAATGAAATACCGTTAACAGATGTACCAGCTGGGAATACAGTTTGATCACTGGCTACTTTAGTACCGTTTACTGCACCTGCTGATAACCAACTAGCACCTGTGAAGAACAAATAGCTCAACGATGTATAACTTGATCCGCTACCAGCGGCAGTTGTAAGTACTGACTGATCATTACTGGCACCAGTAGTACTAGTTGCATTCGCAACCGCTGACATTACAATTCTAGTATAGGGAATACTGGCTATTGTTATGTATGACGGAGTAATACTAAGGATAGTTTGTCCGCCAGTTAAGTAGGTAGCTAAACTTAATATATCACCAACTGCAATATTACTTCTGTCAGTAGCATCATTTCTAATTAAGAAATCAGTTCTAGCAGTGCTTAATGCTGATCCATATCTAGCAGTTGCAGCAGATGTAATGGTCACCGCTACATTGTTTCCAGTACCGGCCACACTGGTAGCAGTACCAAAGTTACTCATGATTACCCTTGCATATGCAACACCGGCAATAGTTGTATAGTTACCAGTAAAACTTGATATTGTTTGTCCGCCAGTTAAGTAAGTAGCAGCAGATAACACATCTGATATTAGTGCAGTAGTTGACGCATATTGTACCTGTGTAATTAAGAAGTCAGTTCTAGAAGTACTAATCGCAGTATTATATGTTGCAGCCACTGAACTGGTGATAGTTACACTGGCTGATGTGTTAGTAGGACTAGTTGCATTTGCGTTTGCAGTCATTATAATTCTAGCATATAATACACTGTTAATAGTAATATAATTTTGTGTGATGCTAGATATTTTTTGACCACCAGTAACATATGTTGTTACTGTAATAGTATCTCCGGCAGTTAATGGCGTCTGCGAGTTAAGCGTGTTTAACGAACTTTGAGAAATTAAGAAATCGTTTCTTGCAGTGCTAAATGCAATTTGATAAGTAGCATTTTGCAAACTAGTTATTGCAGGCGCGGTGGCTATTTGATTAACAGCACTAAAAGCCACTGCGGCAAATGAAGTTGTAACTGCGGCAAAACTCTTTGCTATTAGTGTGGTAGTAAACGCACCCTGTACTGTTGCTGTTGCTGTATAGGTATTTCCACCCCAAGTTACAGAACCTCCAGATGCAATTTGCGCAAAGCTAGGCTGACCTCCAGACGCTTGGCTGCTTAATCCAGACCATGTAATCTTAGTAGGATCTGTAGGATAATTAATAGGATTTAACACACCTTCAACAACAATTGCACCGCTATTGTTTGGTGTTGATCCAGAGTATGTTAGACCAACACCATATGTTCCACTTGAGCCCGATCCGCTAGTAAATATAGGAGCAGTTGAACTGAATGTGCCGCTTCCTGTTGCTAAGTACCAATTTTTTACACCACTACTTGTATAAAAATAATATTGACCACTAGTGGCAGTACCGCCATTTATCCAAGGAGGTCCAACAAACGGATCAGGTGATGATACGGGATCACTAGTTACTGCAATTGAGCTTAATAGTAATTGCGCACGGTTCAATAATTCTCTTTCACCAAGATCACCAGTTTGAGCATTACTTACACTTGGAGACAATCGAATTAAGAATGCTGTAGTTTTATCAACGCTAACAGTAAATCCTGTCGCTGCATAGTTAAAGATGTATCCACGATCACTGTCAAATTGTCCATCGATCATAAACGCACTACCCCAATGGCTAATAATAGGAGTAATTGTATTTGATATCAGTACTACACCGCTTCCGGCAGCATGAGTAGCTGCTGCCCCACCGGTAAAAGTACGTTGAGATCCAGCTACAAACTGAGTTAAGGATGAACTACGAGTACATCCTGTTAATGCCGAACCTGTATTACCAGTATATCGAATCATCTCAGCATCAATTAATACTGTACCTGCCGTTGGAAAATAATATGAATTCTTTAATGGTATAGTAGTTTGTGTACTATCCATGCCGGACAACAATGAATCTTTTGCACCTTCGTTAACAACTTCGTAACGAACAGGTTGGTTACCAGTACGCATATAAGCTTCTGTGTTTACATTGCTGTTACGGAAACGATGCGCAAATACATAGTTACCATCTGGACCACGTAACATAAAGTCAATAAATCCAGCACCGTACCAAGTATGCTGAATACCAATCATCTGCATCTTACCAATATCAATGTTATAACCACTGGGTCCTGATCCATTGCAAGGATCGTTATTCCAACTTTCTTGAGGGACAATGAGATCAACGGTTTTACAGACTTTAACATTAGATACGTCTGCTACTCCACGGAAATCAGGAGCAACAGTTAAACTAGTATCGCTAATAATTTGTGTGACAATATGACTCATACCTCTAATAACAATTCTATCACCAGCGACTAGCTGTTGACTAAATCTAGTGTTAGTTCCAGTGACTAAGTTTGAATTTGCAGGTATTGCAATAACTCCGGCAACTTGGAAAGTGCTTGATCTTCTTACAACTGCTAGAGTTCTACCATCATATTGATAGAACATGCCATTCTGGTCGTCAAAAATACCTGCACGTACTGTAGAACCGTGCCACTGCCTAACAGTCATTTGACAAGGGCTATCTAATATTGGCGATGTATTTCCTAGTGTTTGGTACGCAATAACTGAGAATTGACGCTCAGTAATAACATCAGACACGCTATATATTCCGTTGTAACCTGAAGTAATTACCCCACTGATAGTAACTTGCGCACCAACTTGACATCCATGATCAGTATCATCAGTATTAATAGTAATCACACTACCTATTGTAGTTCCTGTAGCAGTAATAGTTTGTATATCATAACTAGGAGCAAATAATGCGCCAGTATTATACATAACACCTTTACCAGACTGATAACGAATGTATTTCTTACTCATACGAATTGCTTGAGCACCGTGTGCTGAGCCACCAGTACCTAATTGTACTCCGCCGTCAAACGGTCTATGTAAGAAGAAACTATCCGGACGAGCATATACGTTACCAACCAGAGTGTTCTGTATTGCGCCAATTGATCTAGAAGTATATCTAAACGATGTAGTTGTCGGTACTTGCTCAACAAAATATGCGCCTGCCGCCAATTGTGCATTAGTACCAGAACTGGTAATTTGAACAATTATAGTGCTGCCCGGAACAAATCCGTGTGCTGTTGTAAAGGTTACTTCAATAGTCGAAATAGCACCGTATTGTATTGATGTGTTCCCACTGGCAATTTCTGCAGTAGTAACTGCATTAAGTGTAAGAGCACTAATAAAGTTTTTAGTAGGCGCACTAATAGGAACACCGGTAGTAGATACAGTTTGTATAGCACCTCCAGCAGTAATTGACAAGATTTGAATACTTGCTGTTGCAGATAC